GATGCCGATCACCGACTTCCCGCAGGCCGGCGGCGACAAGCCGGTGTCCTTGCGCAATTCCCAATGGGACGTGTTCGACCTCGATTTTGCCGAGGCTCTCAAGCGCGACCATCCAGCAATCTGGGAGGCCGGCGGCAACATTCGCGGCGACGAGCAATTTGCCGCATTGGCTCCGATCGCCGAGCGCCAGAGCATGGCACCGCAGACTGACGCCGAAGAGGCAGCCATCCGTCTACGAGAGGCATGGGGCGCCCGGCATTACGAAGATTTTCGCTTGCCGGGCGTGGTCGCCCAAATCAAATGGCTAGTCGTTGGCAGCCGAGGAGAGGGACACATGAAACAGGTCGTCAATGACGCCATCGAGCGCGCCGAGGCCAAGACGTACACGCGTGCACTGCTGACCGAGGCGAAGGCCGCCGAGGATGGGCAGCGGGTCTACACGTTCAGGGCGACAAGTGAGGCGGTGGATCGGCAGGGAGAGGTGGTCTCGGCCGATGGCTGGGACTTCAGCGCTTTCGAGGCGAATCCGGTGATCCTCGATAGCCACGATTACTCGGGCATCGACGCCATCGTCGGCAAGGCGCTCCCTCCCCTGCGGCGAATGGCTGACACGTGGGAGGTCGATGTGGTTTTCAGTGGCACTCCCAAGGGCCAATTGGCGCAACAACTGGTCGATGAAGGCAGTCTGCGGGCGGTGTCGGTAGGATTTCGGTCGATGCAACGGGCAGGTGGCGCTCGCGATGGTGCGCCGTTAACCCACGTGAAGCAAGAGCTGCTGGAAATCTCGGTCGTCCCGATCCCCGCCAATCCCGAGGCCGTGCGCCTACGGTCGATTGGTGCGGACGACATTGAGATTGATGACGACCTCTCGCCGACTGTGGCGGCAAAGGCCGGGCGCACGTTGAGCGCCAAAAACGAACAAGCTTTGCGTCAGGCGGTGCAACTGCTGGCTGACGTGCTGGCCGGTCTCGGACCGGCCGAGAAGGCCGCGGACGACGACGCGGCGGCAGCGGTGACCGAGGCGGACCAGGTAGCAGTCGTTGAGACTGTTGCCGAAATCCAAGAGGCCACGGATACGGCCGAGGAGACCAGCGCCGACGAGGAGCTGATCATCCCAGACGCCGTCGTCGAAGCACTGCGGGCAGTACTGGCCGGAAAACCCAAGGAGGTATGACATGGCCAACATGGATAACGTGCAGGCTCTGCTGGCTGAGATCGCCGGCAAGCTTGGTGAGCACGATGCCGCGATCAAGGGCATGCAAGAGCAGCCCAAGCGGAAAATGGTTTTCGACGCCGAGGCTCCGTTGCGCGGGTCCAAGTTCGCGTCCTACAACGCTGGTAAGGATGACCTCGTCTTCCTGAACAACATTCTCGTGGATGCCCACAAGCGTGGCTTGAGCCGTGGTCCCTCCGAATCGCTGACCAACGCCGTCAAGGCGATGGACACTGCCGAGGCTGGCTACGGGCTCGAGCTGATGGGTGCTCAATACGACCGGAGCATCTGGGACATTGCGCGGAGCCAGTCCAAGATTTTCGGGCTGATCCCGCAGGTTCCCCTGACCGATGCCACGGCGTACTTCCCGGTCGCGGCCGACATCCCCGAAATGTTGTTGGTTGGCGAATCGACCAGCAGCACTGCGACCAACTACACGACCAGCCCGACTGGATTCAATCGCGTCCAGGTGACGCCAAAGAAATTTGTGGTTCACCAAATGTGGTCCGGCGAACTCGAAGAAGACTCGATCGTCCCGTTTGTCGCCGAGTTGCGCAACTCGTTGGCTACCTCGATCGGGTACTACATGGATTCACTGGTAGTCAATGGCGACACGACGAACGCCGCGACGGGCAACATCAATCTCGATGACGCGGACCCCGCCGACACCAAGCATTACCTTGCCTTCGACGGAATGCGGCAAGCCGCGCTTGTGGCAAACACGGCCAACAGCACGTCACTGGCTGGCGCTCCCACGCTGGCAGCGGTCCTAGCCGCAAAAGGCCTCATGATAGATCGGAGCTACCTCCACGAGTGGGGCAATCCGCTTGATCCCAGCGATCTGGTGATCACCTGCGACTATGACACCTATTTCAAGCTGCTGAGCCTCGACCAGGTCGTCACGGTCGATAAGTTTGGGCCGAATGCGACGGTGCTGACTGGTCAGCTCGCCAGCTTGGCGGGGCATCCGGTGATCCCGTCTGTCGTCCTCAGCAAGACGAAGGCGAACGGCAAGGTGTCGGCAACCGCTGGCAACAACACCAAGGGCCAAATCCTGCTGTTCAATCGCCGGGCCTTCAAAATCGGGATGCGGCGTGAGGTGCGGATCGAGACCGAGCGCTTGCCGGCGACCGATCAAAACCGCCTGGTGGCGACGGCCCGCGTTGGCTTTGGTCGGTACACTCCGACCGGCGCCGCGAGTGGCATTGAAGGCGCCGCGCTCATCTACAACGTGACCGTCTAGGGAGATTGGCCATGATCGTCTGCACGAGCCGTTTCCGCAACGCATCCCATGACTTCCAGCCGGGAGACATCATTCGCGACCAGCGTGTGATCGACTTTCTGCTGGCGGCATCTCCGGCATCGTTTGCGGCGTACACGGAATCGACGGACGATCTGGCCGTCTCAGCAATCGAGGCGGCACCAGCCGACAAGGCCGTCAAACGGAGCCGCAAGGATGCGTGACTACACGACCGTTGTGACGCTTAAGGCCAGAATGGGGATCGCTGATTCAGCCGATGACGCGATCCTCGGGGCCTGCATCGCGGCGGCCAGTCGTCACGTCGAGGACTACACTGGCCGTGTGTACTACGCGACCACGGCGACCAAATACTACCGGGCCGAGACCGAGGACGTCCTCTTTGTGGACGATCTGCTGTCGGTGTCAGCGATGGCCACCGATGACGGCAACCGAACCTATCCTCACACATGGTCGGCGACAGACTACGATCTTGAGCCGGACAACTCTACTCCGTACCAGCGCATCCGCATTGCTCCGACCGGCACCAAATCATGGCCGATCGGGCTCGCCAAAGGCGTGCGCATCATTGGCTCGTGGGGCTACTCAACAAAGGCTCCGTCCGCCATCGAGGAGGCCGTGCTGTTGCTGGCGTCCCGCCTCTTCAAGCGCAAGGATGCTCCATTCGGTGTCGCCGGCACGGTGGAGGCCGGGACCATCGCTCTGCCGCGCATTGATCCCGACGTGCGCATGCTGCTTGAGCCATTCCGGCGCGTGGAGATGTGGTAATGGCCGAGCCTCTCGTCACGATCCAGATTCAGGGCTTGGGCTCGATGCTCAATACCCTGCTGGCTCCGATCCTACTGGCGGAGCCGCTCCGGGCAGCATTCGAGCGGAGCGGCATCGCGGTGTCGAATGAAGCAAAGACCAGGGCGCCGGTGTTTCGCGGTCGATTGCGGCAAAGCATCAAATGGGTGACGGATACCGCTCCCATCCCTCAATTTGTCCGGATCGGCCCGAACGTGGACTACGCCTACTATGTGCACGAGGGGCGCAGGCCGGGAACCTTCCCGCCAATCTCGGCAATCCGCCTCTGGGTGGAGCGTCGCGGCATCGATGCCGACCCATTCGTCATCGCTCGCGCCATCGCTCGCCGAGGCATTGCCGGGCGCCCGTTTTTGGTCGATGGCCTGCGGGCCGCTGAACCACATGTGCGCCAGGCGTTCGACGCGGCGGGCGTACGCATCGAGGCCAATTGGGCTCAATCGGGTGTCCGCTGATGGGTAGTATCGCTACTATTCGCGACAGGCTCCAACTCGCACTCGATGCCATCGATGGGCTGCGGGTACAGGATGTCGTCGTCGATTCGATCGCTCCGCCGGTAGCGGTGATTGGCTTCCCTGACCGCATCGAGTTCGACGCGGTCATGGCTCGTGGCGCTGACCGACTGCTGATCCCGATTCGGCTCTACGTTGGCCGAGCCAGTGACCGGGCCGCACAAGACAAGCTAGACGGCTATCTGGCTGCGTCTGGCTATCTGTCGGTCAAGGCCGCCATCGAGGACGATCCGACGCTCGATGGTGCGTGCCAGACGCTGAGGGTGACCGAGGCGAGCGGGTACGGTGTCTATGACGTCGCCGGGATCGCATACCTCGGCGTGCAGTTTGTGGTGGAGGTGATCGCGTGACCAATTATCGAGTTTTGATCGGGCTCAACTACACGGTCGGCAAAGAGGAGCGGCGGGCCGAGGAGGGCGACATCGTCAGCGATCTCCCCAAGTCCGCCATCGGCTGGCTCATCGAGTGCGGCGCCATCGTCGCGATGGAGGATGATGCGTAATGGCTATCGTGCACGGCAAGGGCACCTCTGTGCTGGTGTCATCCACCGACCTATCCGGCTACTTCAACTCGGCCGATTGCTCCCAGTC